ATGAAAATCGCGGTCATCGGTGGGACCCAAGCAGCGATCAAGGGCACGGCGGAAGAAATTCAGGAATTATTACGAAAGTTGAGAGCGGAAACGGTGGAATCCAACGGTTCTGTGACCAAATATGTGAGCCACAAGGAGAATCGATTGAACGTGGCGAAGTGAGCTCTCGACAGAGGGCTTTTTATTATGTATAGGGGGAATCATCATGTGGACCATCATCGACAAACAAATCGTGCCGGGCCATTTCTGGGGCGAGTACAAGGCAACGCGACAATTATATGCCTCCTTCGGGGAGACGGACGTCTTTCTAAGAGGCCCTCACGATCCGCTCGTGGTGCTGACACCGCTCGATGAGCATACATATCAACTCACGGCCGTCGGCTTCGACCCGTCCCATCACGAGGATATGTGGCAAATGGACCGCGGGGACAAGAAAGTCTCGCTTCAAGCATTTCTCGAGCATGAGGGTGTACTATGAGGCCGCGTGTTAAACCGGTGCGGCGTGCGAGCGTGGAGGAGTTGCTGTGGATCCAAGGGCGACTGGTGTCCGCACTCGAGACGAAGGACGTCATCTTTAGCGTCCAGAAACTGTTGAAGGAGCGCGTCCTGCTACACGTATCGCATGAAGGGAATCGGTACGCCGTGTACCTCAACTTTCGGACGGGCCGGTTCTCGACGCCAAAAGATTTAAAAAACAAAATTATTTTACATAAAAGTGTTTACAAAGTTATCGTTTATGGTAATATATAAGTAACAAGAGATAACAAAGTTATCACTTAACCCAAACTCAAAGGAGACGATACACATGGCAACTTACACAATCAACTACCACACAGGCGTGACAGAGGAATTTGAGGGCACACTCGAAGGAGCGAAGCAGTCGGCACTCGAAGGTATCAGCTACACGCAAGAACACGTCAGCATCGAGCAGGACGGCGAGCAAGTGACCATCGCACGTTGGGTCGGTGTCGAAGCGGACGAGGACGACGAAGTGTTGGTCCACGTCGGCGACGGCTTTTACCAGAACTGGAGCGACGAGTTGGGGGAGTAATCCCCCCGCTCGTTGGGATCAAGGAATTCGCGGAGTTGCTCGGCTGGGACAAGGCCCGGCTCTCCACGAAGTACAATCGACAACGGACGGGGGCAAACGTGCGGCCCCTCTTGCCGGAACCGGTGCAGGTGTTGGCGGCGACGCCAATCTGGACACTAAGGCAAGCACAAGCGTATAAACGCCTCGTAGACGGCAAATAAAAAAAGGCCCCACTCGATTGAGTGGGGCTTCGTCGTGGTTATACGTCTTCGATACGGATGTTCTTCGCCTTGCCGTCCAATGCCTCAGAGACGCCGCGGAGGACACTGTCTTGTTGGCTGAACGCGCCGACCTGTTTGCCGTCGACGATGACGCGTTTGAGGGACGGCTTCACGTCCGGTGGTTCCGCCCTCGGTGGCTCAGACTTTTTTACGGGCACATAGTCGAAGTTCGCGCCCGATTGCGATGGGAGCCACTCGCCCGAGAAGAGTTGATACCATCCGTTCTTGACGGCATAGACGTGACGGGTCTGCCCCTTTCGGACGACTTGACCGGTCTGCGTGCCCCATTCGGGACGAGCATAGGCAGGGACGTCCTGCTTCGTGATGAGTGAGCCGATCTTGACGGCGCTTGCCGGTGGCTTGACGACTTGCGGTACGATTGGTTTCGGGTTCTTCAATTCCTCGTAGCGTTCAGCAATCGCTCGTTTAAAGGCAGCGCCTCGTTTTTCGTCCAAGATGCGGTGCGGGCAGTTCTTGCCGCTCCATTCTTGGTGATACTTCACGGCGGAAGGTGGCAATCCCAATTGGACCAACACGTGTGCGGTGTATTCAATCGCATTTGCCTCCGCCTCCTCGTAACGTTTCCCGCCCGACTTCGAGTAACAAATCTCAATCCCGATTGATTCACGGTTACCTTTCCCTTCGAGCCCGTCGCCAGCATGCCACGCGTTACGGTTGAACGGGATGAGTTCGACGACCTCAACATCATCGACGGCGACGTGGAAGCCGGTCTCCTTCGGGTTGCTCAACATGAAATTGGCTTCGTTCTTCGCTGGTGCATCGTTCCACGTGTTGTGGATCGTGACGTATTTCGGGGTCATCGCATACGGCGCTTTCAGAGGATATTTGCTTTTCGGCAGCCATTGTTGGCGGATATCATAACTCATTCATCTCCCTCCTTCGCTACCGTGATTTCTTCTTTGACACGTTTCACTTGGTCATACAGGAGTTGCGCTTCTTGCGCCTCTTTTGTCACGTTGTTGTTTTTGTACCAGACATAAAGCGTCCCGACCGCTCCGATGACCGTGTTCACGGCGGCTGTGACCTCTTCGTCCGAAAAGGGCATGGGATTGTAGCCGAGCGAGAGCAAGAATGCGTTTAAGAGCGCGTAGAACGGGACGACGAGCCGGGCGAAAGCGGCGATGCGTTGGTTATCCATTGATATTCCTCCTTATTGAAAGAGCCTGACGATTTCTTGGAATCCGAGGGATCCGGCGAGAATGGTACCCGTCGCGGCGAATAGGCCGACCATGATTTCTTTGAAAATTTGCAACTTTGTCTTGCGAAGTTCGTCGCCTCGTTCGGCCGCCGCTTGGTCATACGCTTCCATCTTCTCGATGTGCGACCAGAGTCGGTCGGTGACCTTCGACATCTCTTCGCGCGACTTCGACCCTTCGGCCTGCACCGTGTTCTTCAACTCGGAAAATTGAAGGTTCATGCCATCGACTTTTGCCGTGAGCAAATCAATCTTGTGGTCGCGCTGTAAGGCATCCATTTTGAGTTGCGTAATCTCGACACTGTGCTGCTGTACCGTCTCATGTAAGCGATCCATTTCTGTGTTCACCTCCACTCTGATACCTCCCTCATCATTTACCGCAGCTGTTTAGACCTAGTTCATCCAAACGTCGCTTGACGCCAGTGCGATATGCAGTAGGGACGTCCGACAGGCAGATTGATGTGAAGCGTACGCGCATGTACCAGTAGTATTCCATTGATAATTGACCCCTTTGGCTGTGTTTTTAGTGTGTGCGGGTAAAAGAAAAGCGCCCCAAGAGGAGCGCTTGTTTTATGGCGTATAATCATCCGACTGCGTTATAGATTAGTTTATATAAAATTTAATCATCTCTTTCCATTTGGCGTACCCCTCACCATTCAAGTGGATGCCGTCTAATGTGAAATTTTTGTTTAGTTGACCGTTTTCCGAGAAGCCATCGTGCAAATCAATATACTTATAGTCGAATTCAGCAGCAAGTCGTTTTATAACCACATTAAGGTCATTAACAGCACCGTTATCAATCGCTTCGCCATAAATATCACTATTAACGTGTAGAACACTCTGAACATAAACCTGCGTTTGTGGCGAATTTGTTTTTATGGCGGTAAGTATACCTCTGTAATCATCGCTGATTTCAGACAGCTCCCGTTTTGCGTATAAATCATTTATCCCGATCATCAGAAACACTTTTTTTGGACTTTTTTCTGCCACGCTTTTAATCCGGTTCAGAACACCTTCTGACGTATCACTGTTGATACCACGATTGTATATCTTTACTTCTGGGAACATTTCTCCAAAGAGCCCTCTTTGTGTGATGCTGTCGCCAACAAAAACAACTCCATCCGCAGATGTTGATATTGGTTTAAACAAACTCATTCTTTCTGTGTAATATGGATTATCGAAATAATCCTGCTCTTCATTTTTTATTTTTGATAGGACGTACTTACCTCCTGTACCAAACAAGCCAATACTCAAAACTGCCGCCATTATTATGTTTAAACCGAGTGATAAAAAAGTATTTTTTTCACAATTAAACCCTCCAAAACGTTCTTATTCTATACATATAATAACATTTTTAGAGGGTATTTGGTCATATTACATGCTAAGCTATACTGATTTGGAATTTTGAAGGTCGAGACGTATCGCCACCCCAAGTCAAAATCAATTCTTTCGAAGTCCAATCAACGTTGATGGCGGCCAACGTCCGCTCCGTCGGGCTCGCGGTAATGTTGATGCGGTTTGGCGCACTGACAAACCTAGATGACGTGTTAAGACCCATAACGAACGTATACGTTAAAATACTATGTTGCGTGTTATAGATGGTCAGTTTCAGCGGGGTGTCGTTCCACGTCATACCGAGTTGTGGTTGCGAGTAATCAATGTTCAACAACTTTTTCAAATCATCTAATTTCACTCTCGTCTCGGTTACGGAGGGTTGGCTTGCTTGATAGGTAGGGTAAAACACGCCGTCATAAAAACTTGATTCCAACGTCGTTTTGTTTGTCACCAATAAGCTTTTAAGAATATCAAAGTGGGTGAACTCGATGCCATGAAGATATAGGTTCTTAGACCCGGTGTTGATATTCTTGATTTTTAGGGTGTGCCACCCTTTTGTTGCGATTTGCAAAGAGATCGCGTCGGCTCCGGCTAACGATGACTTGTTGATGGTTTTCCACGCGCCAGTCAAATCTTTCGAAACAGTTGGTGGCATGACTTTTTGTGCATTCGTTCGTCCCACCGCCGTCGCAATGCTCGTTTTGGCTTGCTCGATTCCAAAGTCAAGTTCGAACGATGCTGTCAAGTCTCCGCTGATCTGGAAGTATGGTAAGACGATTAAGTCGTCCGTATCCGCATAAAATGAATAGATTACTTCTCCACCTTGTGAAAGGTTAGCCACCCATCCGTCAGTTTCTACCGTCGTCGTCTCCGATGGGACAGGCGTTCCGCCGGCGACTTCTAAGTTCGCGCTTGTGATTGTGTAAATGTTATCGCGTTGTAAACTCGTCAAAAGTTTCGAACCGATGGTCATCTTGAGCGGCGCATAAACGTTCGGACTCAATACCGCAGCCGCGATTCGTGTTCCGAGAATGTTATACCCCTTGCCATTAAGGTGTACGGTGTCCGTGTAAATGCTACGGTCGTAGTTTCGCAACATCTCATCCCCGTCAAGTACAGGCAGGTCAAATTTTTCCGCAAAGGCATCCAATGCTTTGCGGAAAGTGCTGATATCTAGTCCAACGTTACCTGACGCAATGATTTTGGTTGGAGATAGCAACAAAACGGCGCTCCCTTGCAAAATTGTCTTTATGACCAATTGTTCGTACCAGTAAAAATAAGCACTCAAGTCTCCGTTGATGTTGGAGTAACTTTGCGCGTCGTTGATGCCGTAGTCGATGATCGTCAGGTCTGCGTTACTTTTACTTTTCCAACGGTTAAAACCATCTTGCACCGAATCACCGCTATATCCGCGGTTTTCGACAGTAGTTGACGGGTTCACTACTGAAAGTCGTGATAATAACGCTTCGGGGTAAGTGACGCTTGCTCTTGTCTGCGTGTGGACCACATTATCTACATTAGTTGATGTGTCGGCAGGACGTTTGTCTGCGCTTACCGTGTCGTGGCCATATGTCAAACTATCGCCTTGCGCCACAATTTTGACAGCTTCTTTCCGTCGGAACTTCTTCATGAAATTCCCGTATAGAACGATTTGTCTCTGTCTGATGTGTTCAAGATCAATTTTTTGATTAGCGACGTATGATGTGCCTAGAATGTTAACTGCTAATTGTACTGTCGCAATATCCGCCAACTGCGACGTAAGGCGAGTGTCGAGCGCATTGATTGCGTTCGGGTCCATCGTCTGGATGAGCACCCATGCCGTCCCGTCGTAACGGTAGACGTTGCCCGTGTCTTTCGTTTGCCGCGTGTCGCGTGTTTGAGGGCTTTCGAGCGCATTGAGCGCCGTCAAGTTGTTCACCGGTTCCTTCCAGTTGAGGTTGGCCGTGAGCGCGCCCGTTGCAGCATCGTTCGCTTCGTCTGCCGCTTCGTTTGCTGCGAGCGTTGCCGCCTCAGCTGCCTGCACTTGTTCGATAAGGTCCTCAGACAACGCTTGAGACGCGCTGAAATAGACCGCCTCGACGACCGTTCCGACCTCCAATCCTTCCGAGAGCGTGAACCGCGTCGGGCTCGTCTCTGTAAAGTCGATTCCAGAGCGCTGTTTGATCCCTGAGATATAGACGTCGATGCGTCCTTGGTCGACGAGGTATGCTTTCGTCAAGTTAAAGACCGTCTGCCCCGCTGTCGCCGCGAACGTCTCCGAGCGTCGTGTCACGTTGGCTCGTAGCTTCTCGAACAGGTCGGCGTTCACCGGCGTGCCTTCTTCGATGATCTGCGCAGGATTTTCAATCCATGTCGGAATCAGGTCGACAATTCCTGGTGAGACTTGGACCTGTCGGAACCTGTTGGGATGCTCAACAATATGGTCCTTAAATTCGATATTGTAGTCCATCATTCAGACCCTACCTCCTCGATGACAAATTCAAAACGGGTATAGACGTTACGGGTCGTCGGCTTCGTGAGCGGAGCGTTCCGCTCGAGCATGACGGACCCATTTTTGTGGATGATTTGTAATTTGGTCAATGTGCGGATCCCCGTCGGAATGCGCGCCCAGATAAAGACCATGTTTGCATTGCGCTCGACCTTATAAATTGGCACGTCGATCGTTCCCTCGCCCTGCACATGGAGACGGGCGAAATCCGGCATGTCGGCAAAGAATTGTTGAATCTCGTCCATCGTGGACGGTGTAATGAGTATCATCCTTGAATCACCCCTGTCAGATTTTGATTACTAGCTGTATATAAACCGAGCATGACGCTGCGGGTTTGGATGTCTGTGATGTCCGACTTGAATTGAAGGCGTGAGCGCGGCTGATAGACCTCGATATAGAGGCGGACGCCGACCGCCATGACCCGTTTCAACAATTGAAAGTTGAGGTTCAAGCCCTCGTTCATGGTGCTCTCGACGACCATGACAAGGCCGGCCGGCTCATAATCATAGCGGTCGATATTCCACGTCTCTGCGATGGAGAGGACATCCTGGCCGTAGAGCGCCCGAGCCATCGAGATGACAGTGTTGAGGTCGCCTTTTGACAGGTTCGCCCGAAGCGCCACCTTGAGCGCCTCCCGATATTGCTCATCGTTCTGTCCGAGGCGCGGTTCCCCGACGTTCTTACCGATTTCATCAAGCGACCAACCGTACGCGTCGTCGATGATACGGGCCGACTCGATGGCAGCAAACACTTCATGCAAGCGATCAAACTGTTCCGCGACTAATGTGATGTATTTGTTGATGTTCGAGCCTTCCGTCTTTTTGTAGACGTCCGTGAGGAGACGGATCATGTCCTGCTTGATACTCATGATACCGTCACCTTCAATGCGTCTGTTTTGGCGACCTGGCGGCTACTGATGGCGATGTTGCTTGTCCCTGTCGGTGCCGGCGTAGTGCCGAGCTTGACGACGACATCTTCAATTCCATCGACCTGGTGGGCGGCTGCCACGATACGAGTGAGGATCACATCATCACCTAACCCAAGCCCCAGGTATCCATTGCCATCCGCATCCGTCCCGCCGATGTATTTAACGATGTTCGTCTCGACTTTGGCATAACCATCGGCCGGGAAAAACTCGTTCGTCACGAGCGTCACATCGACGTACACCTCAACCGTCTCCGGGCGGTCGAACCCGATGATGTGCGCCCCACCCATCGAGTCGGCGATGACCGTCTCAATTTCTCCAAAGGCACGGATGCCCGCCGGTTTGGTGTCGTAGATTGTCTGTGCGATGGCTGAATCGGTGCCGCCGAAGACGAATGTCGCGAATGATTTTGGCGGGACGCCGTTTAATTCGGTCATCGTATCATTTTCTTCGATGAGCACCGTCTGAACCCCCGGGAGGTCGAGCACGGATGCCCGTAATGCCTCGAGTGTCGACGCCCCACCTTGTGCGAGTGACTGGTCGTAACGAGCCCGGAAATCTTCGTCGGTCTCGTAGTTACGGCCGTTGAGCGCCGGGTTGCCGTTGGTCACGCTCGTGACGCCTGTGATCGGTGTCGTGATTACCGTCAACATGCCAGACCCGACGTTCCCGGAGATGCCTGGCTGATCGGCCGACGCTTCCACATCCACCGTGCCGCCCGTTCCGATTGCGACGTCATATGTCGTCTCGAACAGGATCCCGCTCTCGGTCTGTACGAGAAAACCGGCAGGCACTTCCGTCCCTGAGTCTCCGGTAATTGTGAGTGTGACATAGGCATATTGTTCACTCTGGCGTGTGATGCCGATGTTGTTGCCCAGACGGTCGAGCGAGACGCCGTCCGCCTTTGATACGAATGCCGAGTTGTAGACGTTCTCTGCGACTTCCCATAGTTTCGCGAAAAACCACCCGAACAGACCGTTGAGAATACCGAGGACTCCTTTATCGGACGTGTTGACGTCATCCCCGAACAACTCCTTAGCCCGGTTGTCCATGTCGCCCCGAACCTCTGAATAGTTCGGTCGTTTAAAACCAACTTCGGTGACGCCCTTGTTGTTATCCGCCATTCAAAGCCACCTCCTCTAATGCGATTGTATCCCCGTCCGACTTGAGCGCCACGAAACTGACGAGCAAGGTACGGGTCGATTTATTTAAAGCGAGATCGATCGTCTCTACGGATTCGATTTGTGGATGTGATGTGATGACGTCGATCAAGGCGGTTCGGATCGCTTCCTCATTGGTCGGCTTCGATTCGAACGGTTCTCGGTCGAGACCCATGTCGACGTCCAGGAACCACTCTCCCTTTGCCGTTTCCAATTCTGTCCGTAGCGTCTGGGCCAGTTCTGCGTCTCCGTCAACAAGCAGCACATCTCCCTTCGAAAGTAGAAAATCACCATCTTTCAGCAGTAGGTTCTTCATGTGAGCTGATACCCCCCTATAATGACCGCGTCGACGAGGCTGTGCGTGCGGTGCGAGTCTGGGTCAAATGGTTTGTTTTGTAGATTGTCGAGCGCCCGATCCGCAAAGGCGACGAACACGATGTCGTTCGGTTTGAAAGATGGAATCATGACGAACGGTTCGCGTGACGAAAGGGTTGCATTCGCCCCATTCACGTTCGTGCCATCCGCTAATAGACCGCTTATATTGACACCGCTTGACGCCAGCTCGTAACGCATACCAAGCACCGGCACTTTTTCGATAGGCGGGTATGATTCCGCGTTGCCATCCCGGTCGACCGACTTGAACAACAATTCAATGACCGCCTCCTGTTTGGCCTTGTCATACGAGAGGATGCGGGCAGGTGCGAACGTATGAATGGATAGTTTGATATGACGGGCGAACCCGTCGAAGAATCTTGTCTCTTTCGCCATCAGACCACCTCAAATTCTGTGTGGAAGTTGTTTCCGTCCGCGACGTGGCGACCCTTCCTCGCACGATACTTCCCATTTGCTGTTCGTGACTTGATTCGGATAGCTGAACCCGTCGTGATGCGATGTTGGAGCAGACAAGAACCTTTATAACCGCGTATCCCGTCCTCTTCAAATGGTTCCGGGCTACCGATCATTCCGGTTTCGTCGGACAGTTCGAACCGCTCGTCCGTCCCTTCGTTGAGCGGACGAATGACAAGCTTTCCGCGCCGATGGTACATCACGGACCCGCAATCCCGAATGACCTCCTCTAAATTGTTGAGCACCAGCCCCGTGACGACGTAGCCCTTCTTGTATTCTTTGTTCTTCTTGAGTTTTGGGGGAGCCGCCAACTTGATACCAAGCACCGAAATCAATTTCTTCACGATGACATCCGCCTTTGTGCCTGGTTTGAAGGTGATCTGTAGCTTTTGCTTCTTCCCTTTTGCCGCCGGATCAGCGGACGAGGCGTTCACTTTGATACGAGAAAAGTCCTCGCCTTCCAAAACATAGATTGATGTGATTTTGTCAACGCCATCACGCCGCGTCAGAACTCGCGACACTTTACCGGAAGCGATGACCCCGACGTCGCCTCGATAGCCCGCCTCGAGCGTGCAGGATACGCCACGTTTGATTTTAGAGACACTATCTTTCGATAGGTTTAATATTTCAATCTTCGTCTCGTTCGGTTTCGGGTCGTCGTCGAACGGCACCTCGAATCGAATCTCAAGGCCCTCGTCTCCTTCGTTTGTAAAGGTCCCTTTATAGGAACCGGTGTCGATTTTGACGCGCTTTATTCGACCAAACAGCATCTTGTTACTCATCGGCGTCCACTTCCTCTGGTGGTCCGTCATCGACGTATAAGAACACCGTCTCCCCAAAGTTGTCGAAGGAGATGCGACGTTCCTGACCACCTAGGTCGAGTGGGACGAGTGTAGGTGCCGGCAATTCCTTCATGACGAGGTCTTTCCAAAGCGGTGCGCCTAGCGACATCTTCTCGCCGAGCACAACGGGTACTTCATTCCCCTCGTCGTCTGATTTGTAGATGTCGACAGTAAAAAAATCACCCGTCTCGTTATAATCAAAGCCGAGAATGAAGGTCTCAACCCCAAGTACGACGTCGAAAGAGACCGGAAGTCCCTCTTTGTCCACGTCGATGATGTCATATACACTTCTCATTTCGACCACCTCATTTCACTCGTAGCTTTACGTTGATTGGTATGGATCTGTCCGGGTACTTATTCCATGTTCGCAATTGTTGGATGGATGAGCCGTAGCGTTTCGAAAGTCCCCAGTATGTGTCGCCTGGCTTCACCGTATGATAGGTAGCGGGGGATGGTCGCGTCTTCTTCTGCGTTGGTTTCTTCTCCCCGCCTTTAGTCGGTGGTTTGACCGACGGTTTTTTCTTTGGCGGGGCTTTGACCCATGGACTTTTGGCGATTCGGACCTTTCGGAGCACGACACTAACCGCCACACCATTCATGATTTCCGCTGTGTAATCCCGAGAGATATCGAGAATCACGACGTTATCGACCGCCGAACGACCGACATATTTGACGAGTTTTCCGATGCGTTGATAGCCTTTCAGCTTTTCCATACGGGTCTTGTGGTCTTCCCCAATCAGATAGACCGAGAGGGACACGATATCCGGTTTCTTTTCAATATGGTCGGTGAATGGTTCACCTTGCTCAACACCGTACTCGGTGGCGTTGACGGATGACTGTAGATTTTCTTTCTCGACGTGAATGATTACGTCTCCTAGTTTTGCCATTAGTACGCCACCTCCGTGTCATAGAGTTCTGTGAGACGGGAGAACATATCCTCGAGCACGTCGGAGATGTCCTGTGTTTGCCCATTATTGCCACCCTGTACCGTGATGTGTGGAGAGAAGGTGATGCTCCGGCTCGTTTGCGTCCGTGAGTTGTTGACGCTCTGCTCCGGCGTGTAAGACGCCGCTCCCGCAATATTCTCAGACGACTCAGACACCATTGGAATGTTCTTCTCCATCCCGATTGCCATCCCCTCACTCGTCCACGCCCCGATTTCCATCATGACGCGAGACGGAGAAGCAACGCCGAGGAATCCGGCCACCGTGTCTTTGATACCCGTCGCAATCTCTTGGGCTTTCTTCAACACGCTCTCGCCCATGTCCGCAATCCCGTTCAAGAGACCGCTCATGATGTCCGAGCCGATGCTGTACAGGTCGATTCCGCCTAGGAATTCGGTGACGTTGTTCCAGATGTTCTGGAAGGTCTCATACACCGTATTTAGAACCGTCGTGACGATTTCGAGAATCGCATTGAGCGCCGCATCGATGACGGTCGTCCATAACGTGCGCCCGGCTTGGACAATCCCGGCCACGGCATCAAACGCCGCTGACCAGTTGCCAGTGAACACGGCCGCGAAGAAGGTAATGATGCCAGTGATGACGGCAATCGCGCCTTGGATGAGCGCCGTGATGAGTGACCACGCCAACTGCACGATGGTGGTGGCGATGGACCAAATCCCTTGGAAAATCGGAAGCCATGTCTGGAACAGCATAACGAGGTAGTTGGTGATATTTTGAGCGGCCGCCATAATCATGACGCCGTTCGTCTGCCACCACGCGAGCAATTGCGTACCGATACCTTGGAAGAACGTGACGACGGCCGTGAGCGCTGCCGTGAGCTGTACTTGAAGCGCCGACCACAACGTCATGACGGCGTTTCGGAACATCTCGGACTTCGCCCAGAGGACACCAAACGCGACACCGAGCGCCGCGATTCCTGCGATGGTCAAGGTGATTGGAGAAGTGAGAACTGCCAAAGCTGTCGAAAGGATAGCTGCGACGCCGCCCATTGTAGCGATTGCGGTGACGACCCCGCCTGCTGCCATGAGTAAGACACCGAGCCCTGCAATCAATAAGAAGACGACGGCGGTAAGGGCCGCCCCGATTGCAATCGTGCTCTGTATGCTCGGCGGCAACGAGTTGAACGCGCCGACGAGATTTCCGACGACACCCGCTACGACAATGAGCGCCGGAGCCAATGCGCTACCGATTGAGATTTGAGCGGTCTCGATGGACCCCTTCATCTCATCAACCGCACCCTTCAAGTTGTCTTTCATGGCAGTAGCCGCCTTATCCGACGCCCCTGCGCTATTCTCGAGCGACTTGGTGAATTTGTCGATTTCTGTCGGACCCGCTGCCATCAAGGCAAGGAAACCGGATGATGCTTCCGTCCCGACGAGACTCGCGAGGGTCGCTGTCTTCTGGGCGTCGGTCATACCTTCCATGGACACACCTAGGCTTTCGATGACACCGGACAACCCGATAAACTTGCCGTTGGCGTCTGTCATTTCGATGCCCATCGCTTGCATCATCTTCGAGTTTTCTTCAGACGGATTGAGGAGGGCCAAGAGTCCTGCGCGTAAAGCGGTACCGGCAGATGATCCATCTAATCCTGCGTTGGTCATGATCCCGATGCTCGCCGATAATTCTTCCATCGAGACGCCAAGGTTTGCCGCGACGGGTCCTGCATACTTGAGCGCATAACCCATGTCATTGATATCCGCCGCCGAGCGGTTTGCTGTCTCGGCTAAGATGTCCGCGACGCGTGCGGCTTCTGTTGCCTCTAAACCGAAGATGTTGATGGCTGATGCCATTGTCTCGGCTGTGAGTGCCATGTCCGCACCTGATGCCTCGGCCGCACTGATAACACCAGGCATCGCACCCAAGATGTCGTCGACTGTAAACCCAAGTGCGGCGAGTCCCTCCTGTGCCACGGCGACTTCGCTCGCTGATTTCGATGTGCTCGCCCCCAAATCAAGAGCGGAGTCCCGTAAGGTGTCGAGTTCACTACTTGTCGCACCAGCAATCGCACCTGTCCGCGACATTTGGGCATCGAAATCCATCGCCGTATTGACGGCAACACCAAGACCGGCGACAATCGCACCGCCCGCCACACCAAATCCAGCTGCCATCATCTGACCGGCTTGCGTGAGACTTGCGCCCATGTTTTGGGCATTGCCTGTAATGTCGTCAATCTCGCGGTTCAAATTGCGGAGCGGGTCGGCGTCCGCCATGATGTCGATAATGACTTCCGTGTCACGTAACGCCATGCTGTCACCCCTTTTTCTTCCTAGATTTCTTCTGCGCCTTGTTCTCAGCTTCTCGATAGATATCGAGAGCGGCGTTGGCTTCCATCATCGTGTCCGTGTCCATTGCCATCGCTTCGGAATAGGTGAACTTCTCAGACATGACGAGACGCCAGAGCGCCCATTGCGAGTGCGCCTGCTTGCGGTAATAGGCTTTGGGCTTAGGCTTTTCCGTTAAGAAAGAGTGACGCCTCTTTAATCAATTCGTTAAAGTCGGATGCCCCCAAGTCTTCAGCCGTCTCCCAAGTCACTTTCGGTTGGACGATGACGTGCTTCATGAGTTCTTCGTAATACTTCTCCTCATCAAGTTGCCCTGTGTGGTCTTTCGCGCGACCGCGTAGTTTGATGGCTTCACGGACACCCGGATGTTGTAACGTAAATTCTTTCTCACCGATCGTGACGTTCTTCTGTTGATTTTGGTTTGCTGACATGTGCAAAAGCTCCTTTTTCGTTGGAATATAAAGAATGGCGGCCTTGCGACCGCCTTTGGTTGCCATTATTGACCGCCGACCGTGTAGTCGAAGACTTGGAACTCGAACTCGCGTTCAGAAATCTCGTCCGAGAACTCGACGTCTGCCGGCTTCTTGACCATGGCGCGGGTGCCGCCGACTTTCTCGGCGTTCTCCCCGTTCGACTGTGCCCAGACCGCAACTTCTTTCCCGCTGTTTGCGAGTGAGTTGAGGTACAGGACGTCCGGTGAGCCTTGCATGAGCATGACCGTGATGGTACCGAGCGAGTTGTTTCGTTTCGCGACGCCAACATCTCCTTGAGCGGAGACTTTCGTGTCGAAGTTGTCCTCGTCTTTCTCGGCCTCGACCATCGACCCTTCGGCAAAGCCCGTGATAAAGCGCCCGTCGACGACAAGCGTCACGAGTGCGGCGTCATATGTGTACGTGTTAGCCATGTGTGGACCTCCCTTAGATTAGAATCTCGCCTTTGATCGGGTCGACGCGATGAATCGCCCCAGCCAATGCGAATTGGAATGATAGACCCTTGTAGACACGTGCCGCTCGGTCCTGTGCGCTCGATTGGTCGCGTGTGAGCGCTTGAATCGTGTAGTCCGGTTGCCCGTCCTCACGTTGCGCGATGATGCCTTGACCGAACGCCCGTTGAAGCGTCGTCGTCGCGGATGCCTCGATAAGCGAGATGCCCCGTGCGTCATACGGCACTTTCGGTGCGTTCTGGAGCGCGTTCTGCACCTCGTTCTCCATGTCCACCTTGACGAAGTCTTGCCCGTGAAGCGCGTCGATGTATTCACCGGCCGCGTCGATGCCATCTGAGAGTTGCGCTTTACCCGCTTTAAAGACGTAGGCGATCGCGTTATCTTCTTCGATGAGCGTCAACTGGTCTTCCGTGAGATAACGGGCCGTGATGCCGGCGAATCCACCTTTGAACTTCCATGTGATGCTACCGACTTCGAGTGAGCCGAGCGCACCGACTGCTGCCGCATCCAGATGCTCCCCGACGACGTTGTGGTCGAAGATGATGGTACGAAGCTTGCCAGCGAGGGCTTCACGCCCGGCGTTGTCCGATACCTGCGCGGCGAAGAACTTGAAGTCTTTACCTGCAACGAGTGTCGCCACATCGAGTTGATCCGCTGCCAAGTCGTTGGCCAAGAGTACGAAGTGCCACGCTCGGTTATAGTGCTGTTCCAACGCAATCGCAGGTTCACCCGCTTCATACGTAGCGACCGCGACTTTAGCTGGGCGGTCTTGTTGTGCGAAGATAGCTTGCGCTTTCTTGTATGCGTCCGTCGTATTGGCGAAATCAGCCGCCAACAATGTGAGGGATGCATACTCTTTATACGTGCTCGCACCTACCTTCTCCGCAAGGATGAGTGGTGTGCCCAATCCGATACGCGGCGCCGGTTGTGCGACGTCGATTTGTACGACGACATCTTGTAATGGCATGTGAGTGCCTCCTTTTAGTTGATGGTGTTTATGTCAACCGTCTCGATTGCGTCGAGCGGTCGTGTCGAACTGACGTGCGTCCGTAATCGGACGTCGAAGCCGTAACGCCGCTCCGTGTCGATCGTGAGGAACGTGTCGCGGTTCGTGAAGCCGTCGATACGGACGACTGTTAGCCCGGCATCACCGAGCGTCTGGCGTCCCCCGATAGCTTTGAGCAATTGCACGGACTGTTGGGCCAGTGTCATCGCTTCGATATTGCTCTTGGAGTGCCATGTGAGCGATACGACGAATTCGACCACCTCGTCCATCGCGTCCCCGATGTAGTCCGTCCGCTGTGGCAGATACGGACTAGGCACCGAGTACGTGCAGAATGGATAGGCGGGCTGTGTCGCGCTTTGGTTCTCTAAGACAATAACTTTGCCTGTTCCTTGTTTGAGATGTCCTGTGAGCGCTGTGAGCGCCGCAGTGTAATCAATCATGGCGTCACCTCGTCAAAGTTCGACATGCTCTTCAGTAGATAGGCGTCAAAGTCGGCATAGTCCCCGTGGTTGGTCCACGACTCGACTTTGTAGCGATGCCCCTTGTACACGACCGTGCTACCTTCCGGGATGATGTCACCCGTCTTATACAGTTGTCTGTCACGCTGCGTAAGACGTCCGCCCGATTGGTAGACCGCTCGAGCAGGGAGTGGCACAAGTGCGCCGGTCAGTTCGGTTTCCGTTGGGACACCGTCCACCCATTCGCCCAAGTCGTCATAGTAGCCCGATGAAGACGAGACGAGCGTGAACGGGACGGCATAGCGATTAATCAAACGTTTGAATCCATAATGCTGTGGCATGACGCCCCTCCTTTACTCGACTTCGTAATCAATGGAGCCGATGAGATTCCCTGAGTCGACGAGCGGGTTACTTGAACCTTTCTGCTCGACGGTGAACGGGCTGTTCGGCGGGTTCGATAGGTCACGGGCAAACTCTTGCATCTTGCCTTTCGCCTCGAGTCCGAGCGCATCGAGCAACGCATCGGCTGGGACGCCGTTCTCGATGGCCTTGCCGATCAGTTCTTTATACTTCGTGATGATCTTCCGCTCGTTCTGGTCCCATCCCGCCCGAATGAACGAACGTTCTGGGATGCGGATATGTGTGGTCGTTTTTTTGAGGTACAACCCTTGTGACGCCAAATAGCCGCGCATCCGTGGCGAGACGGGAATGTTCGCCCCGAACTCGTGGACAGCCGCGATCATGGCAGCCTGCCCCCCGCCGAGCACACCGACTCGTATCTTGCGCTTGTTCAGCCCATCGACGGTACGAATCGCTTCAGGCAATCGGTTCCGGTCACGTACTTTCACACGCGCTCTCATAACTTCACCGGTTTCCCCGTTAGGATGCGTACCTTCTGAATGTTCTCGTCATAGACTTCGAGTTTGCCGTCTCCGACTTCTCGTTTCACCGCCATCAGACGCCACCACCTTGCGTATGGGCATAGCGAGCGGCACGGAACGGGCTAGGTGGTCGATGATACGCCCCCCATAAATCAAATACGTCCGCATAGAGCGCCTGTTGGCTGGTGTTAGTCACGAACGTCTGCGACATGCCACCGACGGACTCGGCTTGCACACCGACGGAGCGTCCGTTCAAATCGCGCTTGATTTGCACGAATCGGACGATGCCTTCCTCGATACTCGCAGGGAGCACGAGCGGTTCTGCCGTCCAGTCGAAACGATTCGCGTATTCCACCGCTTTCTCCATCGCGGACTCAAGATAGAGTTGCAGGATGGCGTCCTCTGACGTGTCGAGCGGGTCGATGCCGAGGTACACTTTCAGTTCAGCGAGTGTCATGCGTCCTCACCGTCCTTTTTCGTGGCACGTTTCTTGGCTGGCGCTTTCGTTTTCTCGTTTGACTTGTCTTCCTGTTCGAACAATTCCTTGGCGCTCAGTGACTTCCCTGGCGCTTCACCACGCCAGCGGCGGATTGCTGTCATTCCCATGCGTCCCACCTCCTTCTAAACGACAAAACCACCCGCTTATGCGAGTGGCTTGTGTGTGATCTTGACGAGTTTCGAGTCGTCCTTGACGTATGCCCCGTAGTGCTCGTCCCCTGTGATGATCGTCGACTTGTGCACGATGTCGCGGTCTGACTCGACTTCGACGTCTCGTTTCATCAAAAGCCCGAACGCACCCTGTTTGACGAGGAATGCTTCGCCGTCTGCGAGTTTACGCGAGAGAACGACCTGTGCACCGAGGTATTGACCGACTTGACCAGTGATGAGGATGCCGTCCTTGATTGTTGTGTTATCGAACAATGGATCACGACGGAGAGCCGCGTGTCCTTTTGGCGACACCATGAGTACGACCGATGTGCCGAACTCTTCCTCGTTGAACGCAACGAGCGCTTCATCAACCGCTGCACCGAGCTCAGTCGTTGCATTCCCTGCAACAAGCGCCGTCACCGCACGAGCGGCAGCCAAGATGTCGTTGTCAATCTTGTCCGCGATGGAGAGGCGGAGTTGGTTGTTCGCTTCTCCTACCGGATCACCGTATCCCGACAAGACCGCTTCGTCCGAGATTTCAACCCCTTTACCAGCCTTCTTGATTGTGACTTGAGCAGTCGTCGTCGACATGCGCTCGATTGGAATTGCCCCGTATTCCGCTACGTCAACCGCTGGACCGATGTAGGCGAACTTCGGAGTCGTCACCGTGTTCCCCGGACGTCCTACCAAAGTGTTGTCCACCTCTGCGAGTGGTGCGAACTTGATTGCCGCCGGAAGCGACGCTGAAATCATCTGTGCCATTACCTCAGGTACGACGAGGTCTTGCACACGTGTTTGTCCTAATGCCATGTAAAAACACTCCTTCTATTTTGGGTTTAGTTGCCCGCGCTCAACGTGTTGTAAAGCGCAGGGTCGTTCTTGTACAGCTCGACACGCTGTTGATACGTCATCTTCTCGAAGTCTTGCGCTGTGACTGCCCCGCCTGTCCCTTTGGCGACCGTGCGCCCCTTGTTTTTGAATGCGGCGTCCACTGCCTTCTGGACCTCTGAGTCGAATGTCGTCTTGAGCGTCTCGATCTTGCTAGTGGTGACCTCTTCCGAGTCGCTGGTCACAAACTCGAGGAACGTGAGCGGCATCTCGGCTTTATTGAGCGCGTCTACCGCGAAGAGTTTGTTTTCTCGTTCGAGTAAGTCGCGTTCTTTCTGTGTGATTTCGTTCCGCGCGTCCTCTAACGCCTGTGCTTGTTTCTCGGCCTCGGTCATGTTGGACGTCTTGATCGTCTGTAATTCTTGCTCTTTCGTTTTCAACTTCTTGCCATACTCATTGCGGACACGGTCAAGTTCCTTGTCCTTCTCAGCGAGTGCAGCGGCAATCATCTCTTGGACTGCTTCTTGCGTGAGTGCGTTCGGTGTCTCCGTATTCGTCTCCACCGTTCCGACTGTCTCATTCGTGTTGTTTTCCATGTGTATGCTCCTTTTCGCGTTCCGCTCGCCACCCCGTCATGCGTTGTGAGGATACGACCCGCAAGTTTATTGTCACTTACCTACTTTGAACTTAAACTCAAACTTCTCCATTGCTTCCAACGCCTTCTGCAACTCTTTCAGCGCTTTCTCAGCGTTAGCCGCTACCTTCTTCCATTCACGGGCGTTCTCTAGTTCTACGTTCACTTTAATATCCTTGCTCGCCATTATCGTCCCCTCCATTCTTTGCGCTCGCGTAATCAATCTTCCGTAAACGCTTTCTTCATCTGAGCGTCAGCGGCACCGACGAGGAAGAACAAGTCCTTGTTCGTCATGTCACTGTGGTCCATATACACCTTCTCACCGTCGTCCCAGATGATGACGACGCTCTGAGCGGTCTTGATGTGTCCCTCGACGAATGACTTGATGATTTGCGTCGGGGTATCTTGTTTCGGGTTACCAGGTCGCTTCATGTCACTCCGCCTTCCATGCTTCGTAATCTCTTAGCAACGCCTGTTCGTTGTCCGCAATACTTAACTCACGGATGCCCTCGACCTCGTATGAAGCGAAGCACCGGCAACGGATGTCATTCTGGGGCGTGCCACTACTGCCCGGGTATTGCGCGGTGATGCCGAACCCGAGGTCAAACGGCTCTTTCAAGCCACGTTCTTGCCCTTGCAACGTACGATGGTTCGCTTTGTTCGAGCGACGGACCCGTTCATCCCCGACGTTGTTCCATCGTTTCTTCATGACGATGCCTTGACGCAGTGCGTCCTGCGCCTTGTCGTTCGTCCCTTTCTCACGAATGCGATGCACTTCCGTCTCCGTGATCGCGACGGCTCGGTTGTAATCCATCTCGAACACCCGTTGAACGGACGCCGCAGTCTGCTGAAACGTCGCCCCGTCGGTCAATCCCTGTTGAATCGCTTGCTGGATGCCTTTCGTCACCTTGTCCCGCGACTTCTCGAGCGACTGATTGAGCCGTAACTTCTCGATGCCGTTCTCGTCATTCAGAGCCAACAGTTCCGGCAACCCCGGCGACTTGCCTTCAAGCGTCCGTTCCACCGCCATGTCGAGCGCATAGGCGAGCATGCCATATGACAACTCGTAGGATTCGTCGAGTAGCTTGCTGATGACCGTTCGGTTGTACTTACCTAGCCGGAGCGCCGAAGCCGTCAGACGTTGTTCTAAGCGTTGCAGGCGACGCACCGTCCGAACGTCCTGCATCGACAGCTTGCCGTCCGCTAAACGCGAAAAGATGGCGCCGAGCTCACTTGTGATGTCTCGCGCCACTTTCTCGTATTCACGCCGGATGTTCCGCAGTGCGTCCTTTTCTTTTCGGGTGAGCGCTTCGTACAACAGGTCGAAGAATTGAACCCACGTCATAGCGGCTCATCCACCAGTGCGGAGTCGAGCGGTTGCGTCCCCGCCATCTCCTCTTCGAAATCCACCACCATCTGAGCAGGGTTGTGGTCGCCGCTGAGTAACGCGAACCGGTACTCGTTCGGTACACGTCCTTGGAGTGCCGCTTGCACTTGTGCCTCATACAGATGGTCGACAGGTAAGTTGCGTGTGAACTTCATGCCAATCTTGTACGGATCAATCTCAATCCGCTTCAAGCGGTAGTAATCGGCGAGCACTTCCCACATCCGGACAGTCGCTGACTTGAACTTGCGCTCGAACGTCGCGGTCTTGTTCTCGAGCGCCGTCATCTTCAATCGGATGGCGATACCTGAGGACTGCGAAGCGAACCCTTCGCTCGTGAGGTCGGGCGTCCCGCTCAGTCGATAGATGTTCTCATGCAGACGGTTCAAGTGATTCTCGACCGCTGCGTCTTGGATGACCTTGGTGACGAACTTGGCGTCCTGTCCTTCGCCGAGATAGAGCGTCCCAGCCGTGGCGAACGATTCTTCCTCTTCCCCTTCCGCTGGTGGCAAGACGCCGTAGAGCGCAAGGTAAGCGGAGCGGAATGCTTCAATCTCACTGTTGACATCAGACAACGTCCGGTCATAGGCGTCGATGACGTCGAGCACCTTGACTGCATCCCCGAGCAATTCCTCGTTGTTCATGAAGCCGAACAGCGGACACTTCTCGAATCCGTGTTCCTGCACACCATCGAGCGGCTTGAGCGACTTCGCATCCTCGCCTTCGAACGTGGCGTAGGAAAACCCGTCATAGAACTCGGCTCGCACTTTCGGTTTGTCCGCTGTCTCAAACGTGTAGTAGCGGAGCGCATATTCAGGCTCGTCGATTCCGAGGTCGCCAAGGAAGATGACCTCCCACGGTGGCACGTTGACCGCTCGTGGTTCACCATCCAAGTCGAGATAGAGCAGCCGTGCCCCATATCCGGTGATGGCTGCCCACTTCGTCACCTCGGCGTCAAGATCGGCCACGCGGTTGCGGTTGATGAACGCTTGCATGGCGTCGTTGACGATGGGCGTGTCGTCCTCGTAGTTGTAGGTGACCGGCACCCCAGCGAAAAACCCGACTTTCGTGTCGACGATTTCGCCCATGAAGTCGTTCGCAATCTTGTTGTTGACCTTCATCGGGTCATCCAAGTCTCGCGACTGGATTGGCACGTTCTTTTGCATGTACCGCTCGTAGAGTCGTTTCATCTCAACGGCGCGGCCCTCATGTTTCTCGATGAGTCGCTTGATGATGTCGATCGTGATGCCGTCCTTTCGGATGGCGTCTAACTCGTATTGGTAGTCCACTCGACCACCTCCTTATCGTGTGATGGATTTGCCGACGACGAACGTTCTCGCCTTCATGTCGGCTTCTAATGCATAGCGGATTGCGTCGATGCTGTGATTATCCTTGTCCTCGAGCCGCGGCTTCGGGTTACCATCACGGTCGGTCTGATAGTCGATGTTCTCGAACTCTCGTGCCGTGTTCGGTGTCCGTCTCGGGTCGATGATGATTTCTTCTAAGTCGTCCAACCAACGCTCGCCATACTCGACGCTGTCGGGTCCTTTCTTGGCACCGCGTATCCGTTTGACACCGAGCGTTTTCAACTCGTCAATCGATTTCGGTTCAGCCGAGTCGGCGGTCGTGTCAGCCAGATGGTATCCCTTGGAATGCATCCATTCCGCTATCTCACGGTTACTGATCTTGACGCCGTACCGCTCATCCAAGACATAGACGCGACGCCTTGTCTTGTCATAGTGGAGACGGACGAATGCGAGCGGATCCGTCGCATACCCGAAGTCGAGCGCTTGACGGATATTGTCGAAGCTACGAACCTCGTCGTCGGTGATGGAGCGGAATGTAAGGTTGTTGAACGGCACGACGCCCGAGCCAATCGGTTCGCCTAGGTATTCCCAGCGATAGCGGAACAGATTCCGCGCCTGCATCGTCTCCGCCTCCTCGATGAACTGTTTCGATATGAACGGGTTGTCGAGGTACGTCGAGTGATGCACAAACGTGTTCGCGGGCTGTAAGACACTCTCGTACTTCTTGTTCACCCACGACTGTTTTCGTTTCGGTGGGTTGTAGGAGAAGAAGAACTTATAGAAAAGACCATCAGGCAACTCGCCGCGTAACAGGGAGTTGGTGATGGTCGTGACCTCATCTTCGGTTTTGAACTCGGCAAGCTCCTCGATCCATGCGAAGGCGAACGGGAAGTTAGCAGATTTGAGCGACTTGATGCGGTTCGGGTCCTGCGCACCGCGGAACACCATGTAATTCCCGCGCGGTTTGTAAGTGATGCGCATCGGGCTTTTGTTCACCTTGAACAGATGCGAGACACCCGACTCCTCGATGGCCCATTTCATTTGCTCAAAGATGGAGAGTTCAATCGTGTTGTCGACTTTCCGTATCCCGACCGCATTGACAGCGTACCGCATGAGCAATTGTGTCATGATGAGCGCGATGTCCGAAGACTTACCAGAGCCACGACCACCCTTTTCGACGACGTTGAGGACGTCAGGGTTGATGGACGCGCACCATGAGTTATGAAACGCCGGTGGTAGCAACTCGGACAAGCGGATTTGCTTTACGTTCATCCATCATCGCCACCGATGTCGTCAATGAATTGGACAGCACCTGAATGCTCCACCTCTTTACGGTCAGTGAACAACGCGTAATGACGCCCCAGCAATTCAAGCGCCTTGTTCCGATCGCTGTTCTTTGTAGGCAACGGAATCATCTCGGCATACTCGTTATAAACCATCGTCATCTTCTTGCCTTCTGGGTCGTTCTCGTTCGGAATGTATTCCGCTTTCCGAGTAACCACTTCTTTAATTTCAGGCACCTTACCAGCGGCGATATCAGAGAGGCGAGACAGCACTTCCTCTCGAGTCAACGTGTTCTCTAGAAAGGTTTCACGTTGCTTCCCCCCTATATATTTTCGAACATTAACATCTTTCAACAAACGACTTCCTTGCGCTCCGGCGGTCTTCTCACTGTAACCCGCTTTTATAGCGGCTTGAGTGGCATTCAAACTGACAAGATACTCATCACAAAAACGTTGTTGCTTAGGGTTAAGCCCCACTGTCTCACCTCCTTTCCTTATGTCTACAAGGCCGCGCGCGTTCGGGGACGTCTGGGGGAAATAGACACGCGAGCGGTATTCTAGGCACAAAAAAGACGCCCGATGAGGGGCGCCTGTCGTTTACCTGTAAGCTCCGATAGCAACTAAGTGCCGGCGGTAGCCAACCCCGAGGGCTTCTGGGGTTTTGCATCTAATCGGCTATGCAGCCAATGTGGGCGAGTCTGTCCCGCCTGCTTGGTGAATAACACGGGCAAGGATTTGCACCCTGCATACACGGGTTAATCGGGTCATCGGCGGTTCACATCCTACCCGAAACGTCTCGTGCTACCTTTTGCGTCTACCTATTCCGCCACCGTGCATATTGCGAGTCCTCGGAGCGTCCGTTTTCGTCGGTGGTTGGGAACGTCTCCGAGTCCTCTACTCTTTCATCTTACTTCATCTAATGCGCCGGATTGTTCCCATTTTGTTCCCGTTTTGTCCTCGTTATTCCCCGTCCCCTCCCAATTCGTCATAGCACGCCTGGCAATAGCCCTTGCTCCCTCCGAAGAGGTCCGGTTGCTCCACGGTCACCGCTCGTCCGCAGTCGCAGTTGTGCTCGTACCCCGCGATGCGTCGGTTGCGCTCGATCAAGACGTTGAGTGTCGCTTGTGTGTCCAGTTGCATCAGTACACCCCCGAGTCACTGCGTTCGTGGTTAATATCGTTCTTGCGCTTGTACGCGTCGATGATGTCCTGTTCTTTGATTCCATAACTTTCCGCAAGATAAAGTAGTTTCGCAAACGAACTGTAAAAATTCATGTCTGTAATGATTGAAATGGCGATTTCGTGTTTTGGCGTTTCTTTCAAACATCTCTCCTCGTCATCGAGCAGCACATCGACATAAAAGCGATACCCCTCTTCAAGATAACGATATTCCTCTTGATAATATCCGGGCATATCGTCTTGTGCATCGTAGCTTTCTGCCATATGATTCACATAACTCAAGTAAAAATGCAGCGCATCCACCAATTCCTCGATAAACGCCTCTCGTCGCATGGGCTTGTTGCTCCAGTGTTTGAAGTCTCCCTTCAACTCGTTCAAACACTCGGCCAACTCGATGCGGTAATATAATTCAATCCGCCGGAGCGGCAAATCCGTCACGTTGTTCGCCGCCTTGATCTTCGCGTCCAATACTTCCTGCTTGCCTGCCAACTCGATAAACGTCTGCTCTGATAAAATCATGCCCATCTCTCCTCTTCTTCTGCAATGTGCACGTCCTCTTCGAGCGTCTGGATCAAGTGCCACAGCTCGTCGTCCCCGTCGAATCCCTTGCGCTCCATATACGATTTCAGTTGCTTCTCCAACTCTTTCAACGTCTTCAACTCGTCCATGTCGTCATCTCCTCTTGTCGTTTTTTTAGTTAGAAATAAGTCAGAAGTTAGTTAGAAACTGCATCAAAATAAAATTTATCGTTTATGCCCCTTGCCCGTTAAAACGACTTCTCGCACAGCTCGCCGATCTGCTCCGCGTTCATCATCTTGTGCAAGCGGTCGAGCGGGTAGAAGTGCTTACGCCGAGGGCGCACCTCGTACCACCCGTTGCCGTAGTCGATGCCGTCTGCGATGACGACGCCCTTGTACTGGATGCGGACATGCCGTTTGCGGACGTCGTGTGGGATGAGTTCGTATTTCATAGCTTGGCGATATCCTTGACGAGCTGAACCTCGATTGTTGGCACTTGATGCGTGAGTTTAAACGTTTTTGAAAGTGCGTCGAACTCTCTCTCGATTTCACCGGACGTTATCTTCAAACGAACGCCCATGTCATAAAGTGACTTCAAGTTGTCGACCGTGTCGGAAGTTTGATTGAACTTGCCCTCTGCTTCCAATCCGTACAGGAGTTGCCCAATCTGATAAAGCCGAGAACGTTCTTCCAGTTCGTGTCGCGACGAATTTCCATCGCTATTTTCATACGTGTCGATAAGTTGCCGACCGATTTGTTGCAACTTTTGATAAATCACAATGTTCATCCAGTTGTCGTACTTTTCGACCATCCGCTCCACTGCTTCATCAATGCCTTTTTCGATTTCAAATGCCATTTTATCCACTCTCCTAGTCTCGTAGTCCCCACAGCCCCATCGCCCCGATCAGGCAGATGAGCAGCAGGGCCGTGCCCGTCTCCGTCCATTCAATCATCGCCGAGCTCCTCCCGGACCACGCTCAACCAATCGAGCGCCGCTGCACTCTGGCTCTTGACCACGCGGCAGTTGTCCTGAAACCACGCGTAGGGGATGCTCTTGCGTCCATCTTTCTGTTGTTCCCACCAGTGACGCGTCTGCTCTGCGCTCAAGTAATACGTCTCACCGAAATAGTTGAAGCGTACAAGGAAGAACGAGATGCCGTTCTGTTTGATGGTACGGATCATTGTGTCGTACTGGTGATGTTTGATGTTCTTTAGTGGGAAACTCGTCTTGTTCTCGGTTTCCTTCGTGTCGAACGTGATGTATTTGCCGTCATAGACGCCGTAGAAATCGAGTCCTGCCTTCTTGTCATAGAACCACTTGCCACCTTTTAGAGTCGTCACGGCCGCATGGGCTTGATGGATGACCGCCTCTTGACGCATAAGGTAGACGTGGTTCGATTGAAGGACCAATTTTTCAAGATATTTCCCAAGATTCGCTTTCCGTGCCATCAGTCACGCCCCTCCAGTTCCCGCGCCGCCGCTTGGGCGTCCGTGATGCGATACGTCTCGATGAGGTGCGTCGCCCCGTGCATGCCGTCCTCGTAGCCTCGTGCCTTGCCGACTGCATACCCCAAGAGGTACAGCGCCCACGCGCCGAAGATGTACGTTAGTGTAATCATTCGCGTCCCTCCACTTCTTCGATGAGCATGTCCAGGTAGTGACGGCATTTCTTCAAATCAGCCACCGCTTGCATTTTGCGGTCGTACCTCTGTAGGTACTTGAGCGCGTTCCCCCGCAGGAAGCCCTCCACCTGTTCCGGCGGGCAGTTGGCGCGTAGGAAGGCGATCGTGTCGATGCCCGTGTCGTAGTGGGCGGGTTTGGAAGGTTCATCTTGCGGTTCGTATAACTCGAAATATCTCAGAAATCGCTCGTGGGTGACCTTTTCAAACGTGAAACACCCTTCGTCGTCGAACGTGACAAGCACTCCATGTTTGTCGATTTCCTCAGCTGTTACTATGAGACCCTCTTGGAGGAAAGCAAAATCCGAATGGTCCATTAATCGGTACTGTCTTCCGAGTACGTTTTTCATCTCCCCAACTCCCTTTCCAGTGTGTACGTCAACGTCGTGCGCTCGATCAGTTTGCCGTTCTCGACCACCACGTCCACGTTGTGCGTCACGTCCTCGATTTCTTCGCTCCGTGCCGTGAGGTACTCGCCCCAGACCGCCTTGTCGCGGTTCAGGACACGTTGCTCGATGCGCTCAGCGCGTGCAATGTGCTCCATTTTGTCGTGGAGCATCCCGATTAGGTCTGGTTTCTCTTCTGCCTTGAACGAAGTCACGGCGCTTTCTAGGCTGGCTGTCGTCACGTCTGGCATCGTCGGTTCCTCCTTATGCTCTTCCGGGATGGCGGGTTGCGGTTGCGTTGACTTCCGTCGCCCTTGTTTCGCTTTCAAACCAAACTGTTTGCGGATCGCGTCGTACTGATTGTGGTCGAGCTCGAATTTCTTTCGAATCTCTTTGATCGGGGTGCGCTCATCGAGCAAAGCTTGAATCTGTTTCGCGAGTTCTTGCCGTTGTTCCATGGTGATCGGCTCCTTCTTTTTCGGTTTGAGGTCATCCCGCCCGAGATGTTCGATGGCATATCGGATGGCGTTTCGGACCGTAGAATACGAGACCGCCGTCCGGGACGCGACTTGCGATATCGTCAGCCCGGAGTCCAACAGCTCGATAAGGCGCTCATAGCGTTCGCGGCGGACATGGTCATCCGATTGGATGAGGTCGCTGAGTCCGTGCATGTCGAGGAGACTACGCACTTGCCGGACGTTCGCCAGACCGAGTTGCGTCTTGATCCCCGTGACCGTCTTGGCTTCCAGGCACAACTCGCGCAACTCTTCGGTCGTATAGCGCAGGCCGTCCACTTCTTTCCGTTTTTTCGGAACGATTTCGGCAACAAGGGGCTTCAACGTCTCCTCGTCCACTTCATACAACCGGGCCAATTCGTCGAGCTGCATACCGTTCTTGTACTGCTTCTGCACCACGTCGATGCGGATGGGCAGCTTTAGGTCGGTCGTCATGTCGTCTCCTCCTTTTTCGCTTTTCGGTTCATCGGGATGCCAAAGTCACGCTTGGCGTTGCGGACCGTCTCGACATGGATACCGAGCTTCTCCGCGATCTGTCGGGCGTTATAGCCTTCCTTGGCGAGTGCGGCGATTTCATTTGCGCGGGCCTGTCGTCCGTCCTTGTGGAGCTTCGGGGCGCGTTTCGACTTGAACCCGTACTTGGCGCAGACGTCGTAGACCGTGGTCCGATTGACGCCGAGGAGCTCCGAGATTTCGAGCGAGGTCCGTCCCTCTGCCACGAGCTCGCCGATCCGTTGGTTCCGCTCCTCCCTCCGCCGGTCGACCGCCTCGGCGCTGAACTTGTCGAGATGGCCGAACTGTTCGGCGACCGCGAGCACCTCGTCCTTCGTCGCGCCCTCGAGATAGGCGATGCGGGCCGGTGAGGCGCACTCTTCCATGTAGCGGAGCAACCGTTCCTCGGTCAGTGTGTCGGTGAGTGGTGCGATGCCGCCGGTCTCGTGACGTTTCTTCGGTGTGATGCCGGCCACGATGCGTTCGATGGTCGCCTCGTCCACCTCGTGTAGATTGGCGAGCTGTCGGATGGTCATGTGGTTATAAAACTGTTTGCGGATGATGGCGTCAGCGAACTTCGGGGTCATCTTTCCCATCCTCCCAGAGCCCGAACACGTCGGCGATGTAGCCGAGGAGCCGTGCCCGCAGTTTGTAGTACGCCTTCCGCTCGATGCCGAGCAGGAGCATCACCTGGCTGTCGTTGTAGTCATGGCGCGGGTTGTAGCGCATGTCCCAGATGTCGACGAGCTGTTGATGTAGTTTGTCGTCGCGGAGCGTGGCGAGCAGTTCGTATTCCTTCTCTTTCAGGCGGATGACGTCTCGCTTAAAAACGAGCGTCTCGACGGGCGAGGACGGAGCCGCGTGGCTCTGTCCCTCCCTCGGTTCGTATGACGCGGTCGACGGCGCGATTTCCGCCTGCATCTTCAAGTTTTCGATGGTCATCGGTAGTGTGTAGTAGGCGCGGAGCAACTTCTCGCATTGTCGTTGCTTCGGCTTGAGGTTCGTGTCGATCAATGGTGTTCCTCCTTCTTCTCGACGAGCGCCATGTACGTCTCGCCGTCGCAATAAAAGTCTGTCGAGATGCCGCCGATTTGCACATATCCCTTCTCGAGATATTCGACGATGCGGCGTTCGAGCTTGTGGCGGCTTCCGCTCTTGAGCAACTGGCGCCCGTTCTTCGAGACGCCGCACACGATTTCGTGCCACTCGCGCTGTTCGGCGGTCAGCTTGCGAATCGTCAGCTTCTGGCGTTTCTTTCGGCTCTCGTGTAATGGGACGAAACGCTTCGGCATGTCCGGCTGAATCTCCGGCTTTTGTGGGATGCGACGGGACGGGTCGGCCGCGCCCATCTCCCTAAGTACATCCTCGACCGTCATCGTGGTGAGGATAAAGTCCTTACGTTCTCGTCGTGTGTCCATCTCGAACCGCTTGGCGATGTCGCTCGCCGAGAGTCCGTTTGCGTGTAGCGTCATAATCATGCGTCTCATCCGTTTGTCCATGTACGATGTACCTCCCAGCCCTCTTTCAAGTGGCGTTGCAACTCTTGCTGGCTCATGTCGTGATACAGGGTGATCCGCGTGTCGCCCTCGTACCGGACGAGGAACACCTCACGCGTTCCCCGATACCGGACGAAGGTCTGCGGCTTCTTCTTACGTCGGTTCATCGGAGCGTCCATTCGCCCGATTCGAGCTCGGCGGCAATCTCTTCGCTGGTCAGCTTCTTGGTGTCGACAAGGCGGTTGTTTTCGATTGCATGGATCGTCAGTTGATTCGGGAACAGCAGGTAGTGGGTCGGGCCGTCGATGCGTTCGTAGACCATATTTTGCGTCCTCCTTATGCCCAGTAGTAACCTTGTTTCAACGTCGCTTCCCAATCATTTAATTCGTAGACACGCTTTGAACGTGTCTTGCTTCCGTAGCAGTTCGTCGTATGGTCCACTTCGACCCAGGTCTTATCTTTGGCCCAGTCTTCTTTCGTCCATTCAGCGTTATACGTTTCCACATCGTGAACTTCGACGATGTAGTTTTCAAGCATGTTCATTTCTGTGTCCCCCTTTTGTTCGTTCATGATCCACTCCGTATTTCAGCGAGCAACTTCTCGAGCTCGTGGTCGTCCGGGACACTCGCGGCGAGTTCGTCCTGACGGCGCTTGTCATGTTCGCGCTGTTTAGCTCCCTCTTCTTCGAGCCATTCCGGCGTCTTCTTCATGCCCGTCTCCTTGTTCGGTGACCACGACTTGCGGTTCTGATTGGCGCGCTTCTTCTGTTCGAAGGCGTCACGGTCTTGGATGAGCCCTTGCATGTTCGTGATACCTCTGTCGCGCCATGCGCCCAAGATGCCTCGGATATATTTGTAGTTCCGGATGTTGGCGAGCGCGGCCTCGTTGATGGCCTCGGTCAGAAGTTCGAGTCCGAACTCGTTTAGGTCGTCTTCGAGAAACTCGTACACGGCTTGAATGTTTTGATTGATTTTACTCGTGTATAAATCAGCTAACTGCTGGAATTCATTCTCGCCAGTAGTAGTAGAATTACTTGTAGATGTAATCCCTGTATTAGTAATCAATGTATTTGTCTCGTTTTCATACGATAGGGGTGTCGTTTCTATACGATAGCCCTCTCGTTTCTGTACGATAGGGTCTCGTTCTCCTACGACAGGGTACGTCAATTCGTTCCGCTTCGCGGGTATCAATTCGATGAATCGGACGTTGTTGAGCGTCATGATTTCTGTCTCAACATGGCGAAGGTGATTCTTAATCACCCCGAGCTCTTCGAGAAACTTGAGTGCCGTGTACGTCTGGTCTTTCGTGAGGCCGAACGTCTTTTCGAAACCCTTGCGGCTCTTCTGCAGCAAGTCTTGTTTGAATCGTTTCTTATAGCCGAGGAACTCGCCCGTGACCTCGTCCTTCATCTGGCTTGGTCGGTACCAGTACACAATCTCCGAGAGTAAGATGATCGCGTTGATGTTCGGCTTTCCTTTGTCGTTGACGATGGTCTTAAACCACGTGTGAGGGATGGCGATGGACGGCGGGGCGTACCCCACCATCGCATCGACAATCTCGTTTCCGGTCAGTTTCATACATGTTCACCCTTTCGCATCAAAACGGTAATGAGGATTCGTCAAAGTCTAGAGTCCCACCGCTTGAGAACGCGTCCGAATCTTTTGCTGTCTTCGGTGCGCCTTGTGACTGCGACTGTCCGCCCGCCTTCGGTTCGAGGAAGCGGACGCTGTCGGCTACGACCTCGGCCCGTTGACGTTTCGTGCCGTCCTGCGCCTCGTAGCTACTGATCTGCAAGCGACCGTCGACACCTGCCATGCTGCCCTTCTTCAAATACTGGGCGACGTTCTCGGCCTGTTTGCGCCAGACGGTGCAGTCGATGAAGTCCGCCTCTTTCTTGCCTTCCTGCCCGGTGAACGGGCGGTCGCACGCCAATGTGAACCGCGTGACAGCGATGCCGCTCTGTGTGTAACGCATTTCAGGATCCCGTGTAAGTCTGCCTACCAATACAACTCGGTTAATCATTGTGTTTGCTCCTTCTTCGTCCAAATTTTGTTGACGTGCGTGTCGATGCTCTTGATATACGCTTGCTCCTGCTCATAGGTCATGAAGTGCTCGTCGGCTTGGGTCGTAGCCATGAGGTCGAGGACGTGTGCCTCGTCGTGGTCCACTTCAATGCGTTCGTATTCGTCATATTCAGGCAGTTGCATCTTTGCGCGCCCCCTTCACCATTTCATTCAGTTTTCCGATGACGTAGTTCAACATATTGATGTCGTTCGTCTCGGGTTCAATTTTCAAGAACTCATAGAGTTTTTCGCGTGACCCCGTTTCACGGAGGGCGATATATTGATCCATGAGCTTGATGATGTTCGCGTGCGCCTCGTTCGCTTTCTTTTTCAGCTCTTCATCGAGTTTGGCGGAGTGAATTTTGTCCGTGTCTTCACCGCTCGCGATGGCGAATGAGCGGAGGAGCGCGTATTTATAGGCGTATGTCATGGCCTTTCCTGCCGCTTTGTCCTGCGAGTCAGCACCCTCACCCGTCGATACGATGTCGACGTAGTCGCCGCCGTCTGCGTTCACGAGACGGTATGTGACGTCGATTGTCGTCAGGTTGCCGACGCGGGTCGATGTTTGGTGAATCGGATACATGACCAGGCCGAGTTCGACGAAGGCTTGGCGGACGGTCGAGGTGACTTTTTCTTCGGATAATCCTTTGTAGCTCGTGTTCTTGAACTCCACCTTGTCGTCTTTCTTGAGGTACTCGACTTTCTTCATGACTTCGAGCATCTTTTGGTGGATGTTAAGCGGTTTTGGTTCGACCGCTTGTTCTTCGGTTTTGGTTGCCATTGGAGTTCCTCCTTATCGGATGCTTAGGTTCTTGTTCGTGGTGAGTGAGACGCCGTCAAAGGCCTGTCCTGCCTTGAGCGCTTCTTTCAAGGCTGTAAGGTTCGGCTCACGCTTGATGCGCAGGAAACACTCAGGGAGCGCGTCTAGATTCGTCACAGCCACCTTCTCCGACTTGCGGAAGCCGATGGTGTACTTCAATCCATTGATGCGGTCGATGTCCGCGTCCTCGAGCATGTCGGCGAGGTACGTCTTCATGCGCTCCACCTTGGCGTCGTTCAAGCGACGGCGTTCGGCGAGCCGTTGCTCTTCCTGTTTGAGTGCGGCGCTGTCGGCTTGGAGCGAGAAGATGAACGAGGCGACGGCCTCGGCTTTGTCTTGGATGGCTTCGTCGAGTGCTTCGAGCGTGTCGCCCACGGCGTCCGAGAGTTCGAGGTCCTCGCTGTCCATGGCGGCGATCAGGTCGAGCAGTTCTTGGCGTTTGCTTGTGAGTTCGTAGAGTTTCATACGGCTGTCCCTCCTTGCATTTCTTTGAGCATCGTGTCGTAGCAGATGTGATTGACGCGCTCAGCGCCGTATTCTTTAGCCATGCGCTCGTACCAGAGTTCAACGTCATTCTTTGGCTCATCCTGCGCGAGCGTGTTCTGCCAGTGGAGCGCCTGTTCGATTTGGTACAGCGCTTGATAGAGCGGCGTGTCGATGTCGGCGTTGAGGTTGCCGAGGCGGTGGAGCTTCTCGCGGATGTCGGTGAGGTCACCGGAGATGTCAGTGAGCGCGTTGATTTTGTCGTATGGGGTCATGTCAATATTCCTCCTTACCGAATACTTCGTCGATGTGGTCCAATAAATCACGGTAGATGATGACGGTACGTTCCGATTCGGGGCCGGTCGTCAATTCCGTGTAATTTCGAATCATGTTTTGGATATACGCGCGGTGAAACTTGATTTGCTCCTCGCGTTCCTGGAGTGTGTAGCGCTTCATGCGTCCTCCCCCTTTGTGCTGAGGTAGCTGATCCCTGCGAAGACTGTCGCGAGGGTGAGTGTGACGGCGGCGCCGACGAGGTAGTAGTCGGATTGACCGAGTAGCATCGTGAGTAAGAGTGATGCAAGAGCGGCGTAGCCTAGCGTCTGGAACAGGATGTCGGTCTGTCGTTCGGTGAGCATGTTATCCTCCATTTCTGAGGCGCCCCGTGGTATACTCAAGGTGTCGAATCATGAGCGGACGGGGTTTTTACCTCGTTCGTTTTCTGTGTTTACGAGCGTTCTAGCAAGGCGTCGAGGTCGCTTTTCAAGTAGCGGACCGTTTTGCCATCCCGATAAACGGGCAATCCTTTTGAATAGCTCCGTTCCGTCAAGGTAGAGCGGTCGATGCCGAGGTAGGCGCACGCCTCTTTCTGCGATAGCCACGTCTTCTGTGTGGCGCTTAGCGCGAGTTCGGCACCTTTCTGTGCGGCTTCGACGAGCATCGTGTTGAGTTCGCTCGTGGTGAGCGTGACGACTTGGACATTCATGTGCGTGCTCCTTTCACTGGAATGGCGGGCGCCATGCCTGTACATATTGCAATGCCTCTTCAAAGTCTTTCCGTAGAATCTCGCCGTAACGTGGCACGTTGAACGCTTTCTTCAAGTCGCTACCGCAACGGCTGTGGAATTTCGCTTTCGTGTCGAGAAACGGATGATCGTCGCCGTAGCGGTCGAACATATCGCGGACCCGACGACGTTTCGCTTCTTGGATGGCGAGTTCTTGGCCGTGCGTCAACGTGAGGCCGTTCTTCAATTCGTGAATATCCATCTGAACTTCATCGAGCGCAGCGACCGCAACTTCCTTCCAGTCGATTAGGTCGGCGACACCACGGAACAACTTCGGCATCGTTTCGACGACTTGCTGAGGCAGTTGTGGTTTCGGCATCTCGTAAGTCCCTGTTTTGCGAAGAGACGGGAGAACATCGCCTGTGATCCACTTGCGGAAACGTTTTGCTTGCGGCTTACGGCTGTCGAGGATGACGTCGTACAATCCGTCTTCATTGATTGCCGTGACCTGTTGCTCACGATCCATCACATCTAGGATGACCTCGATACTAACGACCCCACCTTCTAATCGCTTCTTCACGTCACTCGGGTTTCCGATTTCGAGCACCTTGCATACATCTGCTAATACGAACAGCGGCGTTTCCTTGTCGCCGAGGATGCGGACGCTTTGCCCTTCGAACACTTTCGTTAATTGGTTCAT